TCTTTGACCTCCAGGATATGATATAAAATCATTTGTCTCATTCCACCCTTCAACATCAACATTAGTACCATCTATTATATCTTGTAACCCATCAATCACATTGTTAACTGTTACTGTTAAACCATCTAAAGAACTTTTAAATTGGTTAACCGGGTCAGTAATATTTAATTCTCTCTTATATGATGAAGGTAAAGTTACGGCTAATCCTTCTATGGCATCCTTAAAATCTAACATTGCATCACCAAAATCATCTACAAATTTTGAAGAACCAGTAATAAAACTTGTAACTGCATCATCAAATCCTGGCCCTGTAGCATTACTGGTAATATATGTTTCTATTGCTTTAGTTGTTTCCCTACCTGTTGCTGTGACTACAGACCTCAATAACGCCTCTAAATCTTCACCTTTACTACCTTCTTCAGTTGATAGGTATTCACTAGATACTAGTCCTGCTGATTTTATTCTTCTAAGTTCAACCAATTGTTTGTCTTGAATACTTAAAGATTGTAATGCCACTTCTTCTGAAGATAACTCAGATTTTTTTTGGAAATCTTCAAGGTCTTTAAATTGTTTTGCCGTTAATTTAGTAACGTCCGTAACATCTTCAAATCCCGGTACATTAATCTTAATTTGACCATTAGTCCCAATCTCTGATAAGTTAGCAATTAATTGTTTTTGGTCTTGATTTAAACCTGTAAAGTCTAATGTTTCCATTACCCTTTGTTCTTTTGCCGCTTTTACTGCGGTATTGGCTAAATCTTCATAATTCAGACCCAATGCTCGAGCCTGTTCACGTAACCTTCTCATTTCAACACCAGTAATTTTAAATTCACCAGTTTCTTCATTAAACATTACTGCAGATTTTGCTGCATCTATAATGCTATTTTGAAGTCCTTCCATGTCGTTTTCCGCCATATACATTAGTTGACCAAAGTCACCTAAAGCACCAATCTCACCACCTAATGTTTGCATAGTGGCAGCTAATTCAATTGCACTTTCAGGACTTAATAAATCTGCAGCCAATCCTTTTACCTCAGCAAAATTCATACGAAGAGCTTGAGCTCTTGCTACCATTCTTCCTAACCCCTCAACACCATCTTTAAATCCGTAAGAATTAACTAATTTAATATTATCACCAACGGTTTTAAGAAATGTATTAACATTTAAACCGTATTTTCGAGCTGTTTGTGATAATTTTTCAGTACTTTCAATAGCCTTATCGGTTCCTTGACCCAAGTCTTGAAACCCGGTAACCATACTACCTATTTCTTCAGCACTAAGGTTTGTTGCTCTTTGTATTGCAACTAAACTACCTAATTGTTCATCAGTTAAATAAACATTCCTTTGTAAGGATTTACCAATTGATTGGTAAATGTCAATATTATCTTTTAATGACGCGCCAAGTTTAACAGTTGTTTTATATGTTTCTATAATTGTTTTTTGTATTTGGTCTGACGCTGACCCAAATTGACCAAATATTGTTCTTGATGTTTGTGTTGCAATATTTTCAATTTCTTTTAAACCCTCTATTAATACCGCAGGATTAACCGCGTCTTTAGCTTCTTTTGCTGCTTGTGCTGCAAAACTACCAGCTCTAGAAGAACTAGGTTCAAAAGCACTTGTACTTTCATTTGTATCTACAAAAAACATACTCTATTTTTATGATAAATAGATTATTGTTTATTTTTTTGTTTTTCTATCATTTCATTTCTTTTATCAAATTCTTCAACAAGTTTATTGATAAAATATTTTCTTTCAAAAACAGGCATAATAAGAATGTCCGAATATGAAAAATTTGCATGTTTACACAAATAATAAATTTCGTCTAGTTGATTTTTTTTATAATCAGAAGAAAGGTCGAAAAAACTCAGCCCCGAAAGTGACATTAACAAACACTTTTTCTCCTGACGGGGCTATAATTTCTTTTCTTAAATCAAGTCTTGGTTCTGCCAACCTTAGTTGTTGTCTAATGTATTTAGCATCAGATATTGGCATTTGAGTGATAAACACAGATATATTTTGTTTATTGTCATCACCATTTAATGTTACAATTTGTTTTTCCAATTTTTTAGTTGCAATAGGTGCAATCATACCTTCAGGATATTGTGATGTTAACTTATCAATTTCATCTTGTTCACCAATATTTAGTATTCTACATTCCACAACATTACCTGATGTTGGTAATGTTATACCTATTAACCCCTTTTCATTTGTTTGTAATTCGGGTTCAATAAAGTTAACCTCATCTAAGTTTATAACAGCCTCAAACGTTTTTTGAGTAACTGGGTCAGTACTAACAACCTTATATTCAGTACCAAAAGCGGTATTTCTTAAAAATAATAAAATAGCTTGTACGTCCCCATCAACTAATTCACTAACATTAAAATTAGGTTCATAAATTTTTTGTTTTAATAACGTTTTAATGATACCCTCAGATTGAATAATGTTTGGTGACATTAAAATGTTTTCATCATTCGCAGTTAAATAACCAACCTTAATTGATGATTTTTTGTTTTTATAGAATTTTCCACCCGAAGGTAATTTAACCACATCATGTGGTAGGTTCATATCCATTTGACCGTATTGTGCTGCTGTATCCATATTATTTTAAATAAAAAAAACCATAGGGTTTCCCCTATGGTTAAATATAACAAAATACTTTTTTTCGTAAATATTAAATTAGTAAACCAAAATACATCTATCAGGACGAAGAGTTGCCGTAATAGTTGCCAAGTTCTCCTCACTATAACCTAACGAGTCAAAGTTAACGTCAGTTAAGAATGTTCCCTGTAATATCCACTTTTCAACTGCAACACCTGTTGGGTCCAACATTTCTAAGTCAATGTCTTTCTTATAACCAGCAGCATAACCCATACGACCTGTTACTGATTCAGCGTGTAAACGAACCCACTCCATAAGAGCTTGTGCTGCTGAAGGTCCGATTGGGTCACGGAAGGTTACATTAATTGTGTTCCAATTAAATCTTCCTGCCACGTATGTTGATGTGTTCAAAAATGGAATCTCTGTTGCTCCAATAGTAATCTGTGGACGTGAAGTTGATTCTACGTACCAAGAGTTGATACCCAATGATGAAGGAAAAGAAAGGATAAATCGATTCTTTCTTTTTGGTTCATACGGTGTGGGCATTTTCATTAATAAGTCTGCCATAGTATTTTGGTTTTAAATTTTTTCTTTTGTTTATTTCTTATAAATATTATGAGTTTGAAAAATTTTTCTATTTACTTTATTTTAGAATTCAATTACTCATAGAATGAGCCCAGAATTACTGAAATAATTTATACTTCTTGTTTTTCTCCTCCTTTTGTTAAATATGTTTTAACTAGTTTATCAGTATCTTCTGCATCTAGAAAATCTTTTATTTTTTCGATATTTCTAGCATCATCATCAGAAAATCCAATCATAGGTACAAAATTGTTTTTGATGTCGTTCTTAAAATAAGCCTTCTCCCCGAGCTCTTGTGCCATATTTTTGACATACGAAAGGAAGTTTCTTAATGCAACAATCTTACCCTCCTCAGGATTCGCGGCACTTCCCTCACCATAGGTTACAGGATGAAACTTTGCCAAATCCAAATAAAAATCAATCATTTCTTTGTCACTCATTTTTGTTTCATCAAAATATTCACGATATCTTTTTAAATTATTTAATAATTCATTTTTACTGATACCATTGTGGTCGGTAACAATCATATTATAAACCGCCTCACGAAGAGTTTTAGGGTTGTGACCCCTTGCGGTGATTATAGAAAAAATGGACCCCCCATTTATTGCTTCAACAAAATCATTCCACGATGGACCTGGTTTTGCTAACATAGAATCAACAATAAATGCTTTATCTCCTGAAACACCAAAATTACGATATGGGTTTTCAGCATATCCAACAATCTTTTTACCTTTATAATCGAATGGTTCTTTACCTATACTTTCACGGTATTCAGCAAAATCTTCAGTACTCATACCTACTTCTTCACCGTCTTCAGTTGATAACACAATACGTGTGGGCATTGTTACAATATTATCATCCCAGTCAAAAGCATAGTATTTTAAGTCAGGTTGACCTTCTTCGTCAAACCCTTCACGAAGTTGTTTTTCTTCGGCGTACTCTTTAATGATTTGTTTTAAATTCATTTTTTACCTTTAGTAACCTTTTGAATTAATCTTTCTAATTGTTCTTCAGAAATAACAATATTTTGTGGTTTTTCAGAGAAAGTCTTCTTTCCTGAATTTTCTATTGATAATGCTTCGTTTAAAGTTTTTTTATTGAATTCCATTTTTTTGTTTTTAAGGCTATAAAGGGGGAACTTTCGCTCCCCCTTTTTTTATTAATTATCTGTATTAGATATTTTCAAATGATGCTCCTGTTGGAGTAATCAAGAATTCGATGTCGATGAATTCAAGAGCTCTTGTTGGTTTTAGATAAATCTTACCTGTTAAAGTATTTGAATCTAAATCCTCAGGAGTGTTTGATACAGTTACACGGAAGTCAATCAAACCTCTATCTCTACGGATTGAATCCAAGATTGGGTTAACTGAATCCAAGAACTGTTGTCTTACTTTCTCGTCATTTTGTTCGAATAACAATCTAACTGCCACAGCTGAGATTAACTTACGAGCTTGTAATAACAATCTTCTTACGTTAATTCTATCAAGAGCAGACTCTTTGATTTGAAGAGTTTTGTTACCCCAAATTACAGTTCCCACATCTGAGAATGTTGCGATTGGGTTAATTCTACCCTTGTAAAGAGTGTCTCTGTCGTCTTGTGTTAACTTCTTACGTGCTTTAACTGCATTTACAATACCTCTTGTGTAACCCGCAGATGCGAACCAGGGGAATGCAATGTTATCAGTCAACGCTAAGTTTCTCACAACCTCACCTGTTGGTGGTAAGTAGATTTGTGTGTTATTATCTGTATCTCTTGTCAAAATCCAGGGGTAGTAAGTTGCACTATAGTTAGAATCGATACCTGAATCGTCTAACAAGTCAACCAATTCCTCAGGATAGATGAATTGAGTATCAAAATCAGCAGTGTTAGGTGAGAACATGTCGTAGTCAGGTGCAGTTAAGATATAAACTGAATCCGCTCTATCTGTTTCAACCATTTCAATTGCGTCATTTACCAACGAAGCGTTGTTTACAAAATCGATACCTGGTGTCGCAAACACGTTAATGTTTACAGCTTCAGGGTTAGCGAATGTTGTCTGACCCCACAAGTATGCGTAGTAGTCAGTGTTAGCCCATTGTTGTTGGTCAGGACCTGTAATTGGTTTAAAGTAACCCCATCCTGTAGAATCAGGATATGTTATTGAAGTTGAACTGTTACCTTTTAAGAAACCTGTATTACCTAATGAGAATGTATCACCATTTGTTCTATACTCTCTGTAGATATCCCATCCGTCAAAACCACCTTGTGCTAATAAAGTGAACTTTCTAGCCGCCAATGAATAGTATGGGTTTGTATTACTTTGAGGGTCAGTTTGGAATGATGCATCACCCACTTCAAACGCTGAAGTACCTGAAGTCGAATAACCACCTGAAATAGTAACAACAGTTGCACCTGAATCCATGTGGAAACCTTTAGTCAATACTGACCA